TTTTTCAAAAACCGTGAGATCAAAGATCTATCATCCTTGATTGATCTGGGCACTTCCTGCTCCAAAGATTCAATTTCAAGTTCGATAGGAACTCGCTCACGGCGAACGGGCACCGCCACACTGGAAGAGGATGACGATGAGCTTGGACTCACCATCACCCCATCCCTACTTGGTGGTTCCTCCACAGTGGCAAACAGTTTCCTGTCCCGACGACGCTTCTGACGCGCCTCAAGGAACTTAAGATACAAAACCTGCTCATCACCAAGGAGATCCTCATCAGGACGTTCTGAAATATAGTTAGGTTGTGCCTCAGACATTGCAGTCTGCACAACATCTCCAACCATTGATCGAAGCGTTTCATCCACCTCAGCGTTGCTCTCATCCTTAGAGAACAGCGCCTTGAGCATCGCCTCCTGGCGACGCTCTCGCTCATCAGCGAGGTGCTCAACGCGACGAAGACGATCTTCCACCGTCACCATCTCACGCTCAAGAGTGATAGGGTTGGAGGTCACACTACCTCCCAAACCCAAAATCCAAATGTCCCATGACCACGTGCTCGAAGCACCATATGCCACAGGCAAAAGAATACCACTCGTCGTGTCCGGCGTGGTGAAAAAAGTTTGACACACATACTCAGACCCCCCAGTCTGAGTACCACCAGTTGCCCATCCCAACAGCGATGTAGCCACAGTATTTCCGTTGAAACGGTTAATAGCTGTGGAATTTCCCACATTAGCAGCGTTGTTGATTGAGGTCACTGCGACATTTCCTGCCGAACTAAACGTGGTTGCTATGGCCAGATAATTACCTGGACACAACAATGTGTTATTTGGAATGAGCGTCACATTCGCTCCTGACGAATTACCGGGATTAGGCACAAAATACCCACCCCCCCATGTGGCGGGGTTCCCGAACGCAGCACCTGTGGAAGTGGTGAAATTAGTGACGGTCGCAACACCGCCAGTACTCACCGTTCCTGTCACATGCTGAGTGAAAATAGTTGAGTTAGTGGAGGTTTCTCCCGTTGGCCACAACATTTCAATATCATATGTGATCCACAACTCACCAATGACTACAGAGTTGGCTGGCTGACCAGCTGTTGCCAGCTGGAAAATACCAGGACCAAACTTCTGAAAGTCACCAAGTGACGTCAACGACGCAGTCGTTGTTGCTCCTGGAGCAATAGTGAACACATTGAACTGATTCTCAGCATAAGCACACTCCACAGGGAATATGGCATGCTCATAGGGGGTCAAACTCTTCGAAAATTGTTGCTGCTGCATGACGCGCTTGTTTGGAAACGCAACATCATACGTATCATAGTCAGTTGCACCTGACACAGATCCCACACCAAGTGTGGATGCTTGCGCTGTACCAGACAGAGGCACATACTCAAAGCAGCAGCCATGAAGTTTGAACTTCTCATACATCCTCGCCATCTGCGAGAGCCATGGAAACACTGCGGGGTTTCCAGGATTGATGAAATAAGAAGTGTTTGTGAATGCGGTTGTTGAAACAACATCTTGGATGTACTCGCGATGTCGAAGGCGCACGGCTGCACCGTGCGGCCCAGAAAATGACGCAGTAGCGTTGGTATTAAAACCAGACGACTTGTCAATAATTCCGAGCAATGAATTCTGATTCATCCCCGAGGCGGCTGATTTAGCCTCCCCATACTCTCCAAATCCAATGAGTTTCGCAAACCATGAAGCAGCATTGCCCAACGCAGTTCCAGCACCTGGAATACCGGTTGCCGATCCAAGGGCAGAGCCCAAAGTCCTTGCGCCCTTGTTAACCGCTCCTGCACCCTCTGAAGAGT